ATAACTTCCCCATTAAGAGATGTAAATCCATAATGAATCTTCTTTTCTTTTTCATCTACGTATCTATAAGTTAATAGATCATCCATTATTAATCTTTCAGGTTCTTTAGTCTTATCATTGAGATATTCATCAAATTCTCCATTAGCTGTATTAGCTAATCCTGATACATCCTTTAACTCATGATAGGAGTCATCGCCTATTTCATTCATAAGGAATTCTACAAGAGTCTTCATTCTTCCTCCTTCATTTTAATTATTTTATTTTTAACCATTCTTAAAGCATTAGTATAACCCCATTGGAAATTTATTTGGTATTCTTCCATATCTCCTTTTAAGCAATTAGAGGTTACCTGTGTTTCTAATTCTACTATATATTTATATAATTCATCCAGTTTACTACTTTCCATAAGTTACCTCCAAAAAAAAAAGATGTTCATGAGAACATCCTTAGTTTATTTTAATTTAGATTTTAATACATTTATAATAGCTTTTCTAACTCCACTATTAGAAAGTATAGCATCTGTTAATGCTTCTATGTCTATTTCATTATTATCATCACTATTATCTTTGTATGGGAAAAAGTTATAATCATTTTTTCTAGATTCAGATTCATTGAAATCTTCGAATTTTTCTTTATCTGGAACTATATTGGAATCAATGAAACTTAATAACAATTTAGCTTCAGGTTTAGTGGATCCAGTTAACCATTTGAAGACATTATCTACTCTTATGAATTCAGCATCTATCTCATAAGTACCTGAATCTCCACACGGTTGTTTAAAGTATTTAACACCTTTCATGTCCATTCTACGATACATAGTAGCACTGATCACTTTATAGCTAGTTATATTAATTATATCCATAAATTCAATATATAAATCACCATGATGTTTTGTAACACATAATACAGTTTCATATCCATCTGATTTTGTATATTTTAATATGTAGAATACTCTTCCTTCTTCAGATATAGTGACCTTAAAGAAATTTTTTATATCATCATCTTTAATTTTTGATCGTTTTGCCATATTATATCATGTCTCCTTAACATTTTTTAATAACTTATTAAATGGTGACCTAAATTGAATTTAGGCCATCTCCCTCTTTGAAAGTGGTTTTTCAAAAGATGGGTTGATTAATAAAGATTTCATTAAATAATAGCTCCTCCTCTAAGGGAGGAGCCAATCACTATTCATTTATTTTCTTCATAGTTGCCTTTTCTATTTTGAAACTTACGACAGTTTTAGCTGGATAAGCTTTCATTTCTGTTGTCTTTGTTTGTGGATTATACTGGTTTCTTTCTCCAGCTGGTTTATGGTGTGCTGAGAAAGTTCCTATACCAGGTATCTCCATTTTTTCTCCTGCTCTTGATTTTTCTACGAATACTTGTGAGTACCCGTCAGTTACTTTTTCTACTGTTATTCCTGTTTCTCCTACTTTTTCTCCAACATAGTTAAAGAATTCCTTACGTTCATTTTTGTTCATCATTTCATTTCCTCCTAGAATTTTAGTTTTATACTGATATTAGTTATCAGTATTCTTAAAAATAATATATAATTCACTATTATTTAGATAATAAGAAAGTATGTGCGTTTTTATTTCTTTTATGAAGTACATTAAAAGTGTATTCTCTATTTAACTCATATTTTTCTAATTCACTTAACTCATAAGTTGTTATTTGATATTCACCTTTATTATTTACACATGTTATTATTCCTCTTCGACCATTTATTTTACTAGTCTCAAAGTTTACAGCTCTAACTAAACATTTTAATTTAGTCTTTTCAAATATACTTAATTTAAAATCATTCTTCACAAGTTTAATAAATGTACCTGGTATTATAATTAAAAATGCTATAGGTAATACAATATATAACAACATATCTCTTCCTTTTCTCATGAATATATCCTCCTTAATTTTCTTTTCTTTTGTACATCTCAATATATTCATCAGCTGAAAGTTCAGCATTAGTCTTATCCAAAATAGTTTTTATTAATACTTTTGATTCTGGTGTAGTTAAGAATTCCTTTACATGCTGTGGTGTAGCTACACCCATTATTTGTAAACTGTCTAATTTTCTTACTAAACCTCTGTTATAGAAAAGTGCTTTGATATCATTATCAGATAGATAATCAACTAGATTCAAAGATGTTAATCTGATTCCTAAAGGTTTAAATATGACATTACTCAATTCACATCCTAAAAAGAATGTAGTTAATATTTTTATTATACTAATATTCAATTATTTTACCTCCTTATCATATAGAGTTCTCATTAATCTGTTAATTAATCTTTCTTCCACTTTCTGTGCTGTTATTTCTGCTATTTTTTCTATAAGTTCATCAGATATTGTACCCATATTTTGAACATGTTGACCCATAGATTCAAATATTTCTTCTGGACTCTGTAATCCCATATCTTCTTGTAAAGCTTCATATTCTTTATCTCTAGCAGCAGGATCAGGTTCTATAAATTGTTCCCATCCTCCATTAGAAGGCACGTCTTCTACTGTAGGTTCAGGTATAACTTCTTCTACTCTATATTCACTAACTAATTCATCGAATATCATACTCTTAACACTTTCTCTTCTATCATTAGATAAAGCTCTACTCTGTATCAAAGTTAATCTATCATCTACATTCTGAGGATTTATATAATCGAATCCAGGAAATATATTTATTATATGATCATCTACTAAGCTATCACAAAATGCTTTTATTAATATATCTATTCCATCTAATCCACTATTCTTCAATGCTCTAATGTCATAATTCTTATCTATAAAGGATTTGAATACACTAAATACTATTTTAGTATAGTTATTATAAGTAAATTCTAATCCAGCTAGATCCATTATATTTAACACACTATCATTGTAATCATCTATTTCTATAGACTGTTCTCCAGATGCTTTATAATCTAAATATAATGACAAGAATGTATCAACTAAGAAATCCTTACCACTTATGTTACTTTTATATCCTACGAACCAATATTTGTTTTTATCATTTTCTATCTCTGTTATATTCTGCTTATTACAATAATATAATACATCGATTAAATTAACTAATGTATCAGGTACATCAATCTTCATTAGAGATTTATTTAAATACTCTAATGGCAAGTTAAAATCCTCTTTAACTAAAAAGAGTGTAGTTTTGTTATCAATCATCTTAATCCTCCTATAATAATAAAGTATACTAACGAAGTTCAAATATTATGAATAAATCCACTCCCAGATAGGGAGTGGACTGAATATCTATAGATTACTTTTAATAATATCCCATTGTATTTTATAATTAAACGACTTAGTTAAGTTGTTATATTCTATTGGTAATGTTAACTTTTCTACAATAGTTTTATTATTAATTTTACTTGTATCTACTTTAATTAATTGTTTATCTGATTTAAGATTGTTAATGCTAACGAATTGTATTAAATTTATATCTTGAGGATATAAGCTGTATAAGAAATCATATAATTTAGATACATGAAAATCTTCTCCATCTAACATTCTTATGCTTTCTATATATCTTGCTGTAGCTAAAGATAATTCATTTTCTGTTAATGTACTTCCTAAATTAAGCTCTATAATAAAGCTCATATTTAATTGAATACTACTTAATGGTGTAGGTTCTTTAATACCAACTTTATAAAGTTCACTTAATCCATATGTGTTAACATACTTTAATGAATAAGAGAATTCTCCTTGGAAAGAAGATAAGTAGTCATCTAAGAAATCTTTCTCTATAATACTTTTTCTAAATATACCTTTATGGTCTTTATAAAAGTCATAACCAACTAAAGGTACAAAGAATATTCTTATACTATCATTATCTAATACACTGTGTTGTACTTTATAGTTAACACTCTCATTCTTTAATAAATCAAATTTAAATTTAAAAGTATTAACTTTTCCTCTATCGATATCTAATACTTCACTACCTGGACTTCTCTTAGTAGGAGTGAAGATTTCTATTTTACCTTCTAGATCACTTATAGGAACCCATATATAATCTCCCGGATGTCCAGGTTTATTTATTCTTATAGTATCATTTTTAACTAACATATTTTCTTTTCCTTCATCTATAAGCTTTATCTTATAAGTGAAGAAATCATCTTGGTTATCTTCATCTAATGTATATCTAGTTAATGTAGCTTCTTGTTTAAATACTTCATTACCATTCTTATCAGTAAAGGAAACTATAGCATTTAAATATCCTGTACTCTCTATTTCTAAAGTATGTTCATTAACTATTCTAAAGAATTTCTCTTTAGGTATTACACCAGCTATGTTAGTTCTCAAATGAAACTCCATAGATAATTCATCGGATCTTTCTTGTTTAGTAAATTGTACCCAGTTACATATATAAGTATAAGGTAATTGAGTATTATTAACTTCATTCTCTGTAAAGTATTTCCCATCAATATATTCACTATACATTCTTACTATATTTCTTTCTCTATTATAAGTCAATATAAATGGTAAGCTATATTTTAAATCATTAGGACCTAAAGCTTTTATTTCAGCTTCAGTCATTAATTCCCCTTTGTTAACTACCCTACTTGTAACATGTTCAGATTCCATCTGCCATACCATATCTCCTAAATCTTTTCCATATTTAGTATTTCTGTAATTCCAATCTATATGTAAAGTATTAGTAGGAATACTGAATGTTAATCCATTATTAGAGAATGTTAGGTTAGTAAATATATTGAATACTTTCTGTATATCATTTCTATTCTTAATTACATAATATGTATTAGGAAGATTTAATACATTTAATAATAACAAAAGATCATTTTCTGTAAGAATACTATTTCTAGTACCTCTTTTAGTTATTATTCTTTTTCTTAGCATCTCTTTACTATCTGAGAATGAAACTCCTCCAAATGATCCACTACTGATAAGATCTATTTGAGGTCTTAACACTGAATCTTCTTTAGAGTTAAACTTAATATGTTCTCCTCCTAAAGATGTAAATGTAAAGTTAGCTTCTTCTCCAGAAGTAGTATATAGTATAGTCTGTATTTTATCTGATACAGCTGGTCTAAATCCTCCTTCTTGAGATTTATGTATTAAAGTAAATCTATTAAATGAATCATACTTTATAAATATACTATCCTCAGATGTTCTACTATTTTCAAATGAGAATTTCTTTTTAAGTTCTACAGGTCCTGTAGCTGAGTCTAATCCTAACGGTATTCTAAATACTTGTATATCAACTATTTGATCAAAAGGTCTTTTAGTACTCATAGCGAATATTGCATTGTCTCTGTCTCCAAATTCTCTAGTTACTATTTCTCTAACATATTGCTGAAGATTTAAATATAGTTGATATACCCATCCCCCTGTAGCAGATGCGGCTCTTACTATTTTTATATTATAATTCTCTAGATTAGATATAGGATTCTTAACATTACCTACAACGTATCTAGCAGTTATATATCTATCATTATTAAGACCATATTCTAGTCTGATTAATATATCATAGTCAAGTGAGTAGATATAATTACCTACAGATATAAACGATTCCTTTTTAATGGTGTATGTCCTTACATTTATCCCACTTGGAGTACTATATTTCTCGAATAACTCCTCATCTATACTTAATACTAAACTAAGAGATGCAGGTTTAGCAAATTCTGGATATATCTCTACTTCACTAGCATGTTTATATAATGAGTCCATGTCTTGTGCTGTAACGACGAATGATTCTCTTTTAGCACGTCTAGCAATATAAGCAGTATTCTCATTCATATCATTAAGTACATGTGCATTAAACCCTATAGTGGATATAGCGGCTATATCTTTATTAAACATTCCATAGTTTTCTAATATAGCTAATAACCATTTTAGGTTATCTGCGTCCGTTCTAAAATTTGTATCTATACTTCTAGCCATTATTCCTCCTTTCTTTATCTAAATAGCTTTATTGCATTCTGTAAGAAATTTATAGCTTTACTAGTATTATCTGATCCAACGTTTCCTCCGTATCTTTGACTTCCTAAATCCCATTTACCAAAACCATTATAACCAACATTATTCCAGTTTTCATTAGTAGCATACTGATATTCAGCATCGAATCTATTTAAGTTATCAACCTTAGCTCCTTTACCTTCTTCTAGATCATGTTTATAGAATCTGTCTTCTGCACCATAACCAGCATTAATCATTCTCTTCTTACCTGTAGGACTGCTCTTATTCTTTCCTATACTGTCTACTTGTAAAGTTTCCTTAACTTCCCGTTCGAAAGGAAGAGGATTCTTATAAAATTCATTATATCGTTTACCAATCTTATTATAAAATTTACGAGTAGCGAATACTAATACGTAATGTAATATTCCAGCACTGTTAACATTAAATGAAATACCTGCTATCTCAGGATATTTATCATATAAATCAAAGTGGAAAGGATAAACATCATGATCTAAGAAAGATCCTGTAGGTATAATACCGTTATGTATATAATAATCACCCTTCTTACGATACATGAATTGATTACTAACTTCTCCGTCAGCAAATTTAAGTTTATCACTAAATCCACTTATATGATTAAAACTTTCCATAGCTGTATGGCTATTAGGTTTTTCTAAGAAAGCAAAATAAAATGGATAAGTAAATGGTCCTAAAAATTTATCAGCCTCCAATGCTAAAGGAGAATACTGAGCTAATTGCATATTTAATCCTTTAGGAAATACTCCTATAATATGTAATTGTGTCATTATATTATAAGATTCGTCTATTGTGAATATAAATATAGAGATAGCATAGTCTAATTTATTATCTGCTATATAACTCATTTTAGGATCTATTTTACCTTTACTTACAGCTTCTATATACATAGTCCATATTTCCATCATAGTCTGTATATGTCTATCTCTAGTATCTATGAAACCGATATTGAATTCTTCCCCACCTGTAGTTTCATGGAAGTCTCCTCCATATTTCATAGATTGACCTTTACTGTTAGCAGGACCTTCTTTAAGTGACAAATGTATTTCTGGTACATCTATACTATTACAAAGAGCAGACATTATATTAATAAAACCTTGTCCACCTATAGATCCTTCTGGAGATAGACTACTTTGTAATGCAGCTGCAGCTATTGGATTCTTTTGTATCTTAGCATATAAGTCAGGACAGTTAGCTTTAATAGTAGGATTAATTTGTCCTCTATTATCTATAAATAAATTTAAATCTGGTTTAGTAAAGAAAGCATACATTTTACCATAGTTTACAGCATCTATGTAGTTCATTACTCTATTTAAATTTATTCTATTAAAGTTTATCAAAGTACTTTGGTATCGATCATGTGTTATACCTTCTAAATTAAGCATATCTTCTAATTCGACACCTCTGAATACTTCTGCCATAATTATAACCTCCTAAACGTAGAATAACTCATATAGGTAAGTCAAATTAGTATTACCTAGAGGTACATCTACTATATTAGCTCTATTAGTCGCTATTACATCTCTGAAAGTTTCTATCTTCTGTCCTCTTATAGTAACTTCACAAGGTCTACCAGCGAATAATATTATACTATTCATTAAAGCTCCTACTTGTGTATTATATTTATATCCAAACCATTTTACCAATTCATCTCTAGTAATTTGTACATTAAATGATACTCTAGAAGTAACGTCTAATTTTCCATTGTAGTTATCATGTGGGTTATTAGGTATCTTTGTTCCATCTGTAGTTATATTCTCTAAAGAGAATGGTGTTTTCTTAATATAATATAATACATACCCTGCTCCAGTATCAACATGTCTCATAGCATATTGCTTATGCATTTCTACTGGATTATCATCAGCTATCGGTATAGTCTGGAAAGCTACTAGTTTATTTAAATCATATCCTTTTTGATATTTAATAACTGGAGCTTCGTCTAATCCTACTACACCGTCATTACCTATTCCATATCCAAATATAACTCTTTTATCAGATGTATATTTTACTGTACCTTCGAAGTTACTTCCTGGTTCATTATCTAAATTTCTTATTTCAGTAAATTCAGATGGTACCATGTTATAATAGATATTATTTATAATATTTTGTGCTCCACCTAATAATAGAGCATTACTAGTAATAGGTTGGAATAATTCTTTACCATTTTTATCTACTATCTTTTTACTTATAGCGGTAAGTAATTTACTACCTTCTTCTCTCTGTTTTTTAAGTAATTGATCTTTCTTCCATTTAAGATAGTTTTCTTTAGTTTGAATAACCTCTCTTATTCTTCCTTCTATATTCATTATTTCCTCCTTATAATAATTTCATTACACTTTCTCCTACATTACTTATTCCACTATACTTGTCTATCATAGTTATAGATTCATTCTGTATAATAGTTTCAGAATGTGAGAATAGTCCTTCTGATATTAATGTTACAAGTTCTTTATTATATTTATTCATCAATGATGATAACAATACAACTTCCCAATCCTCTAATTCTAAGAATAATGTTATTCTCTCAGTAATTTGTAATTGATCTTCTAAGTCATCTACAACATATGTGAATCCTCTACTTATAAGATCTTGTGTATAAGATTTAAAGAAATTTATTATTTCTTCTAGATATCCTATCAAGTCTATATCAGAATACATATTTTGCATATTGTTAAATATATTAGCTATTCTTCTATGTCTTACCTCAATTATATACGATCTCATTTGATTTATCATTTCTGTTATCTCATGATTTATAGCTTGTATTTTCTCTGGTGAATTTTCTAACTCCAGTAATCTTAGTCTAAATTTATTACCTTCTGGTGTATACGAGAATAAGAATTCTTCTAAGTTAGTTTTGTTATTATATAATTCAGGTATTTTCTCTCCATAAGATATAGCTCTTATAGCACTAGTTATAGCGTCGTAATCATCTCTATATTTAACTTTCTTTCTTAGATCATACAATCTTTGTATAACATTATAATTTGTCTCAAATATGTCTAACGCTTGTTTAAAGTCTACGTTCTGTCCATCTAGTATATCTATTAGATCATCTATATTCTGACGTAATGTAGGATCGTTATGCCATTTAAAATGTTCTTTAAAATGTCTCTTTACTTTAGTATAATCTACTTTATTTTTTATAGCATATAGAAATAATACACTATTCATATTATCAGGTATATCAGGTTGTATTTGATATTTTCTAAATACTAATACTTGTAAGTAAGTTATTAATTCTAATAGATTAGCATTCTTATCTACTGTATCTAAATAGAAATTTATCTTCCCGAATTGTTTCTCATGTTCTATTACATAACGGTAAAAATAAGCACATTCTAAAGAGAATGTGACGATATTAACTTTATTTTCTAATGTTAGATATTTACTTTCTGTAAATGAGAAATCCTCATTCATTAGTTCTTTTTCTAGATTATCATCTTCGAATCCCCAGAGAGGATCTTGTTCTACTACTTTATTAAATGGAATTAGATTATCTTCCTTATCACTATATTTAAAAACATCATCTTCTAATAAAGGAGCTCTAACAAAGAATAAATCATATTTATCTTCATTCTTAGTATCTGCTGTTATAGTATTAGCTCCATTAAATTTTAATTTCTTTATTAAAAAATATTTAAATATTGATATTGAATCAAATATTTTACTTATATTATCTAATCCATAATTGGTACCTTTATTTTCTAATAATGTATTTATTTTAGATGCTAATTTTAATAAATAACTTTTATTAAATTTAAATTTAGGTAGTCCAAAAGATTCAAATAAAGTATACAAATCCTTTTCATCTATTTGTAATGAAAAAATACTATCAGCATTGACAGCGGCTAAAGCAGTCATTATAAGATGTAAACATACTGTAGGTTCATAAAATTGATATTGATAAACATCATATTCTTTATAATAGTTCACCATATAGTTATTTCTTATATCCCTATATAGATCAACGAATTGATCCATTTGAGGTATATCATAATCAGAGTAAACTATATCGAAATTTTTAGCAGTTCTTAATTTCATTATATCTATTTCTAATCCTAAGTATTTTATCCATTCAAATCCATGTGTTTCATATATAACATCCAATACACCTAGATTACGTAAGATATTCTGTTCACTCTTACTCAATCTATGTATAGGTGTCTTACTGTCTACACCATCTACTTTTGGAGAATATATTATTTGTGTGTCATCTATTTTAGGAGCACCGTTATTCCATGTTATATTAGGTAACCCCATGAGAGTTCTATAGTAATTATTTAATTCTACGTATCCACTTAAAGTTTCTCTTCTCTTAAGAGTTAATAAGTTCTCTAACTGTTCTTTTGTTAAATAATATCTAATACTATTTGGATTTCTTAACATATATCTGATAGATTCTATATCTTCTGTATATTTCTTAAGATCGTTAGTAGTGAACTTATAAGAAGAAACAGAGTCCGTTTTGTTGTAAGCATTTTTATATTCATCAAATAATTCATATGGACTAACACCTACTTGTGAATAAACTCTATCATCTTCTCTCTCTGCTAGAATACCTCTTTTTATAATTACTCCTCTCACAATGTCCTTTAATTCCAATAGATTTCACTCTCCTTTCCTTAGTTTTAATACCTGGGATGTTTCTGTAAAAGCCAATTCAGGAAACAAATTTCTATAAATTTTATAAACAATTAGGAGGATTTAACATGATGAACACACTGATTTTAGTGACATTTTTATTACCAGCTTATTTTTTAGGATTATTACATTTACACTTATATGTTATGAAAAGATTTTACACTAAAGAAACACCAGATAT